CTTGGGCAACGCGAATTAGCTCAAAGCATACCGCCACAATACACTAAATATATCGGGGAGCAGTTGATGGTTGCACTGTCACTGCATTGCCGGTAACATCTGTATATACGCAATGCCATAAAAATTGAACAAAGCGCAAGAATACATACAGGGGGTAAAGAGTGGCGAGATAGTAGCAGGTGCATACATCCGCAAAGCCATTGCCCGCCACCTGTCTGACCTGAAACGCGCTAAGAAAAAAGATTTTCCTTATTATTTTAATGAAACCGCCGCCAACTTTTACCTAAGTCGTTTCGATGTAATGAAGCACGGTAAGGGTAAATGGCGGGGGCAGCCGTTTAACCTCATGCCTTGGCAGGCTTTTGCTGTTTGGAGTGCTTACGGATGGCTACGGAAGGGCGATAACAAGCGGCGGTATAACAAGATATATATTAAGGTTGCCAGGAAAAATGCTAAAACAGAGTTCTTGGCAGCTATCGGCAACATTGGCTTCATGTTTGATGGTGCCCAAGACCCGGAAATCTACTGGTTTGCTACCAAGAAAGACCAAGCAAAAATTGGATGGGATCGCCAGCACCAAATGGTTAAGCAGCTCAGAAAAGATAGCCGGGGGGTAGCCAGGTTTTGCGACACATCAAAATACAGGATTTACACCAACGAAGGAAACGGCTTTGTGGCCTACCTGGGCCAGGATTCAGACACAGAAGACGGCCTAAGCCCTTTCTATGGCCTGTGCGACGAATATCATGCACACAAGAATGACGGAATGATGAACGTCATTGAATCCGGGATGGGAACACGCGACAACCCAATGACCTGGATCATTACCACTGCCGGCTTCAACTCACAAGGCCCATGCGCACAATTCGAAAAGACCTGCAAAAAGATATTAGATGGGGCTATTGAAAACGAACGCATTTTCGCTCTTATCTACGACCTCGATGAAAAAGACGATTGGGAAGATGAAAACGTGTGGATTAAAGCAAACCCAGCACTTCCTTATATTGACACTCTACAGGACTTTCTAAGAAGCGAATACAACAAGGCCAAAACTCAGGGCAAGACTAAGGAAATCAATTTCAAAACTAAGAACCTCAATATCTGGACAACAACGTCTAGCACCTGGATACCGGATGAAACCTGGCAGCAATCCGGTATCCAGGTTAACCCGCTGGCTTTGCATGGCCGGGAATGCTATGGCGGCCTTGACCTAGCCAGCACCCGCGACTTGTGCAGCCTATGCCTATTCTTTCCGGCACCGGATGCTGAGAGCAAGCATATTGCTATGTGGTGGCACTGGCTACCTGAAGAAGAAGCCGCCAGCCGGGAAAAGAATGACGGCATCCCATACCAACAATGGGCAAGTGAAGGATGGATAAGCCTAACGCCAGGCAATGTTACCGACCACGAATACATAGTACAAACCATGCTCGAATTGCTGGAGGTGTACAATATACGTTCAATAGGCTTTGACCGATACGGTAGCCAGCAAGTGTATTTACGCCTGTCTGATGAAGGATTTAAAATGGAACCGTTCGGCCAGGGTTTCGCTTCTATGTCGGCCCCGACAAAGGAAGTTGAAAAGCTAGTTTTTGGCGGCTTGCTCAATCACGGCAATAACCCGGTAATGAGGTGGCAAGCTTCGAATGTAGCCTTACAAATGGACGCAGCCGAAAACATTAAGATAGCGAAAAACAAAAGTACTGAGAAAGTGGACGGCATGGTGGCCCTGGTGATGGCGGTGGGTGAATGGATGGATTTAAAACAAGGTAATGACAGCAAATACAACGACGAAGATATTTTAATCGTAAACTTAAACGACCCGCAATGGCGGGAATAGGTGTGCTGTTGCTGTTAATTGGGCTAATATGCAAGATATGGAAGCAGAAGAAAGGGTAATTTGCATCCCCAGGGAGGTATTAAAGGCCAACTACGACCGGCGCGGCTACTTTGACCGCTACCGGCGCCACTACCGGGAAATTACCGGGGGCCGGTATCAGCGCGGGGCTGGGAAGCTGGCCTGGGAAGCCCTGGAATCTGAGCTGGCACGGTACTGCCTGCCATGCCAGTATTCTACCTATGAAAGCTTCCGGGTAGCCCGGAGCTGTTATTTGCGCCGGATTTTGGGCCGGCCGTTGCGGAATCCTATGTGAGTTATTGTTGTGCAAATAAGTGCGCATAACATCTGTATACACGCAATTGCACAGAAAATGACTAAATTCATGCAAAATTAGTCAATATGATAACAGGAAAAGGATTGTACGCCACACTTATCTCCGTTTGCCTACTTACTAGGCCAGTTTCTAACCATTTTGCGATTACTGGAGCCATTAAGCCTGTCGATGCGCTCATTTTTCAGGCCGTAGCGGCTTTTATCATGGTTATGGTATTGCTATTTCTTCTTGATGAAGCCATTAAGGCCATTCGGGGCGAACCTGAAGCCGAATAGCACTTATCTGCACAACTTGTAAGCCTCAATAACGCTATGTTTGCACTTATCTGCATTAATTGCAGAGAATGGCGCGTACATTTAGCATAAAATTACCAACCTTCTTCCGGGCAGCCAGCCCGGAGAATCCACGCACCAGCTTATCCAACCCGGCTAGCTGGTTAACCGCCCTTTTCGCCCCGGCCTCAAAGTCGGGAGCCACAGTTTCAGTAAAAACAGTCATTTCTCTTCCTGGTGTGTGGCGCGCCATTTCGGTGGTTAGCGGCTCATTGGGTACGCTGCCTTTCGAGATCGTAGAGGAAGGCATAGATGGAAGCGTGCAGCCAGCGAAAACACACCCACTTTATCACCTTATGAGGTGGGAGCCTTCCCCTTCTTACACATCTTTCATATTTATTCGTTCCCTGGTGGCTCAGGCTATGTTTTTCGGCAATGGTTATGCTATCATCCACAGGGAGGGTGAAAGCGGGAATGACCGCCCGGTAGGATTTACAATACTTGACCAGGCGAATTTCCCTGTTACTGTCATCGTCGAAAAGGACGCCTTTGGCCGAGACGCGCCATTCTATATATACAAGGGCTTGACCTATCGTCAAGATCAGGTTATACACATTCAAAATCTAGGATTCACCGGAATTGCCGGCCAGAACTTAATGGAAGTACACCGGGAAAACTATGGCCTCGGCCTTTCTTCCCGCGACTTCGGGAATGAGTTCTTCCGAAATGGGGCGTTCATGTCCGGCTATATGTCAACAGATAAGAGCTTGACCTTAGAGGCCAGGCAGAGGCAGGCCAAGAGCTTTGCGCAAGCTTATGGCGGCGTTGACAAGGCTGGCAGTGTGGCATTTCTGGATGAGGGAATGAAGTTCTACCCTCTGAGCATAAAGCCGTCTGACGCTTCGATGCTGGAAACGCAAAAGTACAGCCTGGAAGACATAGCCCGGATAATGGGCGTTCCCCCTCACCTCTTATACGCGCTAGACCGCGCCACTCACAACAATATCGAGCAATTAAGCCAGGAGTTCGCCAACTACACCATTGGCCCCTGGGCTACTCAGCTGGAGCAAGAATTTTCAAGAAAGATTTTTCGCGAATACGAAAAGAAATTTACCCGCACAGGACAAAGTCGATACCGGATGCAGTTCGATATGAACGAACTACTGAAAGCAGACGCAGACAGCCGGGCCAAGTTGTATCAATCTGGTATACATACTGGATGGATGACCCCCAACGAAGCCCGCCGGCGGGAAGGGCTGAATCCTGTAGAGGGGGGAAACAACAATTTCATTCAAATGCAATATACCACACTGGATAGGGCTGCGAGCCAAGAACTTGGTAGCAATCCAGCATCAAATACGCCTAACGATGAGCAAGCGCAATAATAAAATAGGGCCAAATAATTATTTCCGCGTAGTCACTAATGAGGAAGCCAACCGGGCTGAAATGTACATATACGGGTACATCGGCCAGGACTTTTGGTGGGGCGACGATGAAATGAAAGAGGAAACGATAACAGACTTATCCTTCCTGAAAGAGTTCCGCCGCCTGGAAAAGGATTATGACGAGATACATATCCGCATAAACAGCCCTGGCGGCTCAGTATTTCACGGCGATCCCATTATCGCAGCAATCCAAGCTAGTGATGCCACTGTGCATACCTGGAACGATGGCATGGCTGCCAGCATGGGCTTTGATATTTGGGTAGCCGGCGATGTGCGCCACATGGCAGAAAATGCCAAGGCAATGGTTCACGCTACAATCAGTATAGTGGCGGGCAATGCCGAGGAAATGCGGCAAACCGCTGAGATGCTGGACAAGTTTGATGAGGCGGCAATAAAAATCCTGGCCCGCGCTGCTAGCATGGATGAGGAAGATGTCAAAGTTAGGTTTTACGATGGTAAAGATCATTGGATGATCGCTAAAGACATCGAAGCGTTGGGCCTCATCGAAAAAGCAGAAGACTATGAAGCCGAAGAAGTAGTCAATGAGCCGGAGAAGCTTAACGCTTCAGAATTGGTGCGCCAGTTTCACGAAAAGCCTGTACTGCTTACTCTCGACAAAGACAGCAAAGAAACCATTGCTGCCTTTACTGTGGCTGCTTCAGGTGTGCGCACAAATGCAAATACTACCGGCGCAAAGAAAGACTATGAAGCCGATGACACAGACAACGAAGTCCGGGTGAAGGAAATGAGGCTAAAAAAAATGCAGGAACGCATTATGGCTATTGGCCCAGTGAGCAAAATGGGATAACCGGCAGGAACGGCCTGCCCAGAAAATAAACACAAAAATAAATGCTATGAAAACTGTAAATCAGCTCTTAGAAGGGCAGGCTTCCGCTAAGGAACTGCTGGAAGGCCGGGCCTTTATCAAAGAGCAAATGGATGACATTTATCGCAATGCAAAAAATGAGGGCCGCGATGTCACCGATGAAGAGTGGGGCCGCTGGGAGAAGTTCAACGCTGACTACGACAGCTTGACTGAAAAGTGGAACAGGGTGGAGCGTATGGAAAAGTTTGCCGCCGAGCAAGCTGGCCAGAAAGCCCAGGAAATCGAGAAAACCAACCCGGCTGCTGCCAAAGACATCAAGGAGCAGTACGAAGAGGCTTTCAAAGATTACCTCCGCGTAGGTATGGCTGGCCTTTCCCGGGAACAGCAGGACTTGCTGCATGGCCGCTTTGAGGGCCTTACCGAAGCCCAGCGCGTGCAAACGACCGGCCTTATCTCCGGTTCCGACACTGCCGGCGGGTACACCATCCCGGAAGGGTTCAGCAATATGCTGGAAAGCGAGATGAAATACTATGGCGGGATGATCGAGGCCGCACAGCGCCTTAATACCACTGATGGCCGGGTTATCCCTTGGCCAACCAATAACGACACCGGCAATACGGGGCAGTGGCTAGACAGTGAAGCCAGCCCTTCCAACATCACCGAAACCGGAATGACATTCGCAGAAAAGCGGATCGAAGCCTGGAATGTGCATTCCGACCTGGTGTATGTTCACCGCCACCTTCTGACAGACAGTGCCTTTGACCTGGAAGCCTACATTGGCGGCCAGCTGGCTGAACGCCTGGGCCGTACCATCAACTCAGCAATGACCACCGGCGACGGCTCGAATAAGCCAAATGGACTGGAAACAGCCCTGGCGGCTGCCAGCCGGATCACCAACGCGGCCGGCGATGACACCATCTCTTTCTCTGACCTCATCGACGTCAAGCACGCCGTAGACCGGAGCTACCGCATGGGCCCTAACGTTGGGTTCATGTTCAATGACAGCACCCTGGCCTCCATCAAAAAACTGTCTACGTCAAGCAATTATGCACTGTGGCAGCCGAGCTACCGATCTGGAGAGCCTGACACGGTGGACGGCTCACGCTACTGGATCAACAACGACATGGACGACATTGGCAGCGGCCTTTATCCGGTTTTTTTCGGGGATTTTTCAAAGTACATCTACCGGGTAGTTAATGGTACTACACTGATCCGTTTCGAGGAACGCTTCATGGAAAAGCTTCATTACGGCTACCTGGCATTTATGCGGGTGGATGGCGAGTGCATCCAACCCAACGCCTTCTCCATGCTGCGTAACATCACAACGTAATACGCAATGAGTACGCGCAAAGTGAAAATTACAGAGAGCAGGGTAGGCCCAAAAGCCGCTTACGCGGTAGGCCAG